CTGTGTTACTTGTATCACCTTTGGTCCACTGTATTGAACCAAAATTATTATTGCTTGTTCCGTTATGAAAAAAATAACTTGTATCTATAGTTGCTGGTGGTACATAATGTACGCCACTAATTAAATCAACTTGAAAAAGTTCAATAATTGCAGAAGGATTAGATCCTTGTAAATCTTTACTTATTTTGATATTTGAATTTACAGGCCGACCTTGTTCATAACTTGATGTCACGCTTCAAACACCTCCCTAAATGTTGCTTGTATCGTTGCTCTATTTACATATGGAATCTGTTTAGTATAACCTTCACATACAAATTTAGATGAAGTAGATTCTCCAGGTGGTGTAAAACTAAAACTTACATTGTCTAAAGCTCTAGCATCAAAAAAATCTTCAATTTTAGTTGCGTCTGCTGCTGATACATCAAAGGTAAGATTATAAACTTTTGGATTTTGATGACTTGCTAATCCAAAAAGAATCCTTTGCTCAAAACCATCAGCGAAACTAATTGTCCTAATGTTTGGAGAAGAGTTTTTTCTTAAGTTATATTTTGGAGTAGTGCCACCAGTTGTCGTTCCAACATCAGCATCATTAAAAGTAAAAGTAGACATTATGCAAGTAATCCTCCTGGTCTTTTTTGTTGTATTAATTCAGATTGTACTGCTGCTGATATAGCAAGTCCAAGTTGTCTACCTTGTTCTTCATCACCTTCAGCAGAAGAACCAGAAGCATCTACGTTTACTACAATATTGGTTGAACCACCAAGCATTTCATTAGGTGTAATAGTTCCAGAAATACCTGGGGTAAATAATTCTGGACCACGTTCTCCTACGATTGAAGGTTTACCAACAGGAGGTCTACCTCCATTTGCAAACCCAAGAAACGGACTTACTGGGCTGGGTGGACCAGAAAAGGGATTAGCCATCCCATCTAAAAGGCTTAATCCATTAAAACCACCACCAAACATACTTCCAAACATTCCAAGAAATCCTTTTGATATTTGTGCAGCCATCATCTGTGCAGCCATATCTAAAAAATGATCTGCAATACGCATAAACATATTTCTAAATGCTTCTCCAACACTCATTGTTCCTTTGATTATTCCTTTAAAAGATTCTGAGAATGAAGAACCAAGTGTTTTAGATAATTCAACTATTTGAAACTGATTATCATTTAATTTTCTTATTTCAGCATTTACATCTTCTAATCCTTTTCTTATTCCACGATTAGCTGCTTCTGCTGCATCTCTATTTTGTATAAATTGATCTCTAACTTTTGTTAATCCCTCTATAAAATCTTGATTTTTATCTACTAATTCTTGTGTTGCATTTTTTTCTTGATTCAATTGACCTAATCTTTTTCGATTAGCACCTGCATTTTTACCTTCTCCCTGACCAAAACCTCCTGTTTTTAATTTTTTTTCTTTTTCCAACATTTCATCAAGCATTTGATTTATTGTTTCCTCAACACCAAGCCTTCTTACTGAATTTATAAATCTCAACTCATCATCTAATGTCAAATCTTTATTAATTTTTCTTATAGCTGCTAATGCAGATTGAACTGTATTAGCTTGTGCAATAGCATCAAATTTAGCAAAATCTCCTCCAAATTTTTCAGCAAATAATACTGCATTATCACCAAATCGTTTGAACTCTTGTAATGCTTTTACTGCTTCTTCTTTTGTAATACCCAAAGACTTACCTAGTTGTCTCACTTGTGATCCACTTATATTTGAACTAATACCCATATTTTGCATTTCTTTATTTAATTCTCTAATAGATTTTCTAAAATCAAGAGTTTGTTGTATTTGTTGAGCTATTGCAGTACCAGCTATAGATAAACCAAAACCAAACCCTCCACCTAAAGCACCACCAAGAGCACCACCAATACCACCACCTGCTGCTCCCAAAGCACCTTGACCAAATAAAAGAGGAAAACCACCACCAATAAGAGCATTACTGGCAGCACCTTTAATTCTTTGTCCTTTAGTAGCTCCAAACATACCACCTTGAGCAAATTGTCCTCTTAACTGATCAAAACGTGATTGCCTTTTAGGCATTGGGCCTATTGGACTTGCATATTGATTTGAATCTCCAAAACTAGCAATACCTTTTGATGCACTTAATAATTGTGCTGTTTTACCTGTATTTTTATCAATTTTCTTTTGATGCCTTAACTGTGATTTCATTACAGCACTAAACGCAGGTCCTATAGGTCTGTCATATTGAGTTCCTGGTCTAATACCAAATCCAGATGCTTCTCTAGATATTCGACTTGCTTCAAGATTTCTTAAAATTCTTGGATTATTATTTACTGTCATCATTGGATTCGGACCTTGCATTGGACCAAACATCGGACCTTGCATTGGTAATGGACCAATAAATGGTTGAGGTCCAAAAGGAACAGAACTTCTGCCAGCTATCCGATTTTGATTTCTTCTATTTCTATCTATAGATTTTTGTGAAGCAGTATCAAAGACAGTAGGACTTGATACTTGTGAAGCACCTCTACTAAATTGAGCAAAACCTGATTGATTACGTCTAATACTTTCTAAAAGTTTTTCTCTTTGTTGATATTCTTTATTTAAATTTCTTTCTGCTACTACTAATTCTCTTGCAGCTTTTTTCTGCATATTAGTGCCTGATGCAACAACGTTAAAACTTGTTTTTGCATCTCCTAATACTTTATTTAAATTTTCAAAACTTCTAACTAATAAATTTTGATCTTTTGCAGCATTTTTTAATCTTTGATTTAAACCCTCTATCTGTTGTGTTGTATTTTTTACAGTTTTATTAAACGAAGTAAGTTTCTGAGCACCTTTTAAACCAACAGCAATATCTACATTATAATTAGCCACTTGCTATAAAAACTAAAACATTTTCTCTATATTACCTCTTTTTACCTCGTAAAGCACTAGATCTTTGTGCTTGTTCTTTTTGTTTTTCATATTCTTCATTTTCAATTTCTGCATAAGCAGCCCAACCTATCATCTCTTCAATGGTAAGAGTTTCACATAACTCAGCTACAGTTTTATGTAATTGTTTAGCTAAACCATATATAAACTGCCAATCTTTGTTAGCTTTTTAAATCGGCTTTAGCCTCTTTTACCTCCTTATCAGCACCAGCATTTACCATAGCCAACTGAATTTCTTCAAGAACAGAAGCTTCAATCTCTCTTCTTAATGAAGCTTTATCTCCATCTTGAAATAGTTTCGCACCATCTTTATCTATTGATTTTTCAATCATCATCTGTAAAGCATAATCATTCATATCTTCAGAACTACTTTTTTTCTGTATTGCCTCTCTTTCTGCAATAGTTAATGGATGCCAATAGACAGTAAGAATAATCTCATCGTCTTGTTTAATGTCATGTTTGTAAAGTTGAGAAACTCCAAACTTGTTTTTGAGTAAGTCTACTGCTCTTGTCATATCAAAATTATATTACTCTACTATATTAAGCGTTAGCGGTAAATTGGCAAGATATTAAGCCAAGAAAGTGTGAAGAGTCATCTAATTCAATAGGAGCAGGACCGACAATATCCAAAACTCTAGGTTTACAACTAAAAGTATCTGTGTAACCAGAAGCATTAACAGAAGTAAGTCCATCAATAACAGCTTCTCCTAATCCAGATAATGTTGCACTACCTTTACCTCTTGGTACATAAACATTACATTGAATTACACCAGAATAAAAATCTTGTGATGCTCCTTGAGTTTGAGATGTAGCCTGTGCAAAGTCTACTGACATGACGATATATTTTTTAGTTTTACCTGGTGTTTTATAAATCATGTTGTCATAAACCATTTCTACAGTTGGATCTACGTCTGCAACTGCGTCTGTTACTGCTTTTTCAAAAGCTGCTCGTGTGTTAACTAAAGTCATGGAGTTTCGTAATCAACAAATACAGAACTAGGATCACTAAATGGACCGATACCTTTTCCTTTAAATCTAACATTTAGATTTTTTTCACTTCCTCTAACACCAGTACCAAAGGCAGCAACACCAAGTTTTGGTTTTTCAGTAAATACTGTATTTATAAGTCGTCTTAATTCACCTTGAACATATTGAGGTATTTTACTTCTTGGAGAAGCTAAAGCCCTAGCTGCATATTGTGATCTATTACCAATAAATACTTTAGAAAAAGGTTTAAAATTAGGAATCGAATCAATAAATCTAGGTTCAATTACTGCTTGAGGATTACTTTGATCTCCTTTCCTTCGAGGTTTTATATTACTCCAAGGAGCAACTGATTCTCTGGCTTCATCAGGTTTAGGTCTTTGTGTACTGGCTGTCCAACTTGAAACAAAGAAACCTGTATCAACAGGACTATTTCTTTTTGTAGATAGATCAGTCAACACAGCACGAACAAGAGTATTTAAATCACGTTCTAAATTACCTTCCAAATCTGGAATAATATTATTAATAGCTTTTGCTGTAGCCATCAGAACCTCACTAATATTGTAAACAGATAAGTTTGACCACCCTGTCTTGTATCTATATTAACTATCTGCCCTACTCTTGTAGATCCAGCATAAGTTAATGTAATCTCATCTTCAAAACTAGGTTGATTATCACCAATTAAATTGGGTGAAATATATATCTTTGCTTCTCTTCTTTCTCT